GAGCTTCTGTCATTGTTGAAGGGGCAAAACCAACAATCGCCACCTTTTTTTTCGTGCGTTCAATTGGACCATTCGGAAGAATCTCCGTGCCAATCATGTATTGTTTTTTCTTACCCACAAATCCCCCTTCTGGAATAGGGGGGCCAAAGCCCCCCGTATATGTTAAGTTGAAGAAGTTTCAATCATTATCAAATGGGTATCGTGTGCATCGCTACTGAATCCTGCCAAACCACCAACATAAGCTCTGGCGGTGGAGAATCCGTAAAGTGCAAATCCTGCACCCCATCTTTTCTGGTCTTTTGTGGTGCATGCCACCTTGAGGCATCTCATTTTGGATGTTGGAAATCTTACATCCGTATTCGAACCCCTAATGAATGCATACGCAGTAGTATGAACCCATATGCGGCATACACTTCCACGTACGGGGTTAACATAATAAACCCCCGAACTTCCAATGGCATAAAATCCATCTGGGTCCATTGTGGATGTGTTTTTTACACCCGTTGAAACTCCCACTCTTTTATTGGTAAAATCAGCCCCACTTGACACTGTAAGTGTTGCATTATTTCCAATTGTAAGCGTCCCACCTTCTGCCACTGTTAAACTAGCGCCAGATGAACAACGGAGGTGGGTCGCGCCTTGAGTCATCCAAACTGTCTTTGGATGATAAGTATCACTACTTCCCATGACTATCTCCCATGAAGGGGATTAACCCCCTCCTCTCATTGTTTAGGTGGACCAATTCCATACCTTGTATGCGTTAAAGCCACCGATTCCAGTACTTATACCGTCTTTTTGCTCCTCGGTACTTCCCTGTCTGCGGCCTCCGTAACATACGGCAATCCCATAAATCCTTCCGGTACTCCATGCAGGTTTTACACTCAGATACCGTTTCCTGGGATTGCGTACATCGACAACAATACCCTGGATAAGGCCAGTAGTAAAATTAACACTCAAGCCAGTGGTGTAAGTATCTGCACCACCAGTTGAAGCATCTGAACTTGCACGAATGGTAAATTGCCCGGTAGTATCTAGTTGGGTACAGGTGGTGATAAGAAATGCACACCCATTCCAACCCGATACATCAATATATGTAGAGGCTGCACCAGTGCCACCAGAGGTAGACGCTGAACGCCACAGAAACTGGATTTTGGTGCGGTCTATCAAATTACTCATTATTCACCTCTTATGAGCCCAGTTTTACCCGCACAAATCCCTTTTCATGTACGGGCATTCCATCTACTTCTTGCCTTGCAATGTACCCAACCTGTGCCGTTTCAGCATAGAGTTCGGTTAGCACCTGGATTCTTATATCCAAGGAGTCGGCAATCCAGTAGTAGGAAAAATCGCCCAGAATACCAACATATTGACTTGCACTGAAGGTATTCTTCTGATATTCGGATTCATGTACGGGAAATTCCAGAATTGTATCGGGTTTGTCACCAAGACCCGCTTTCCAGAGATACTGCCCCTCACCATCTTTTAATCTACGGATCATGGAAATTGCATCTCTGTGGAAAATCCAACGGCAGTTAGTGCGATATTGTGCTTCCAGTGTGTATTTACAGCGGATAAGATTATCTGCCTTAATCTGACTGGAAGTATTATCCGTTGAAACGTCCCTGCCGGTAGAAATACCCATATCGCTAGCGGTCATAACCCCAAGGGGTTCACCTGCGCCCAGACCTGTTAGAAATGCACTCTCTTCGGTTATGGCAAACTTGTAGGAAAGTCTTTCGCGTACAAGTTGTTCAACCGGAATAACGGAAGCACGAAGTAATCTTTCCGAAACCTTAATCCTCTTTGCAAGGGGGTGCGGATAGAGTGCCCTTTTCTCAAAGGACATCGTGGAATCTTCAGTTCCCGTTTGAATTTCAGCAGTCCAGGTTGGGTCTGCGGGATCGTTATCCAATTCTGGAAAACCAAGACTTTCAGCCTTCGGTACGGAAAATACGCGTCCAAACTGGCGAATAAAAACCATGCGGTCTTTATCCTGAATCAATTCTGCACGAAAATCTTCAGGGGCTGCAATAAAACCACCGGATACATCAACATCAGCTTGCAGGGCTCGAACTTCACCCCTCATAACCTTATTGAATGCATCTTTATAGCTTTCAGTTGCAAACCGCCCACCAGTTTCCTTGCGGAACTCAGCAAATACATCTGCATAACGTCCCTCAATAGCTGGAATGACTGCGACTTCCCGTTCGGGCTGCTCCTCTCGGGCTTCCTCAATTTCGGGGGCTGACAAATCACCGCGAGCTGCCAACTCTGCTGCTTTTTTCTTTCTTTTTTCTTCTTGGGCCTCTAGGGATTTAATCTTTTCGGAGAGATCGTTGAAGTCGGTATCCATCTTGTCCCACTTCGCTTGCTCTTCTTCGGTATAAACCCCGTCCCTTTCTAGAACAGCATCATTGAGATCGCGTTGCTCCTTGTCGAGCCGCATTCTCTTTTCATATAAATCATTAAGATTCATTCTTATTACCCTCTAATTCTCGTTGTCGTAATTTGAGATAATTAGCCTTCGCAAGAGCAGTAACTTCGAGGGTCTCCTCTTCTTCTAACTCTTGTTCCTCTTCGATGGTCTCATCGGAGGGTTCCGGAGATGTTTCCTCCGCTTCAATGCTCGCCCTGTATTCATCTAAAGAACGCAGGGCAATTGTAGTATCTGGATATGCCGGATACGTCACCGGCGATACGTCTATTAATTCAACTTCTTTTAGGGTGCGAATTGTTTTCTTACCCTTATTTTCCCATTCATCTAAAACCGTAAGGAACCCAAAGCTCATCTGGTCTACATCACCGCGTTCAATGGAAACCATTAAATCATTCGCCCACTGAGTATCGGGTGGTTCCACTTCCATTCTTAAACCATGTTCGTCCTCTTTGAGTTTGAGAGTTTTGGCCTTTTTTCTTCCAAGTACATAATTGGGGTCGTGATTCCAGAGAGCTCTAACATCGGAGCGTCTAATTGTTTTCTTAAACGTTCCTGGTGAAATCTTTTCACGGAATCCGCCCAGATCATCACTTAAAGAATCGAAAACCGCAGCATACCCCACCAGTTTCGGGGGTTTACCACCTACTCTTCGTACCTCAATATCAGTGAATGGATAGATTCTTCGTTCTATATTTTCAGACATTGATTTCTTTTCCTTCCACTTACTGAAGCATACTGCCAATGCTTGATCGCTATCATCGTATTCATCACCGATGGCAGACATACATGCCTCAACGTATTTGTCCTTATTTTTATATTTATTCGGATCAGGAATTGGCACTATAAGTACTCCAATTTTTCCATTGTCTCCTTAAACTTTTTACGCTCGGGTTCCTGAATGTCGTCTAGTGTTAATCCGTGTGGGGGGATTTTTTTGAGTGTTAATCTATTCTGCCACTTCTGTGTTAATTCTGTTAATGCAAGTCTTTTAAATCTATTACTTATATCGTAAAGAACTTTCTGGGGTTCGGATGTTAAGGTTTCGAATCGAATTGTGGGGGGATACATATTGACTTGTACCCTCCAAAAGTGTGCAGAACGTGTTTGTGGAGTCCAGTCGGCCCAACATTCTCTTGCCTCATCCTCAACATAAAACGGCATGGGCCATTTTTCTCCTGCGACCAACCAATCGGCACTCCATGGTGCAGAATAAATATACGAATCGGGTTGGTGCCATTGCCTTCTGATGGTTTCGCTGGCAATTACATCAAACCCATTTCTTACAATATGGATCACGTGCATCCCGGGGAATATTTTTGCCCATTGTTTCAGACGGCTTAACCCATTGAGTATGTTAATAACAAAGAGGGGATTTTCGTGAAATAAATAGAATTGAATATTTCCGCCGTCATATGTTGGGTCACCCCTTCTTCTACTTCTTGTTTTCTGACAAGTAGCCCATTGCCATTCTGAATTAATTATTTGAAATTCATAATCACAGATTCGCATGCCCCGGGCTATCGGTAGAATATAATCATATAAAAGTGCGCCCCGAGTTATCGCATCTATCATTTCATCCGTTTCTGGTGGGATAAGCTTTAACAAAACGGGTTCGTAAATATGATAGGTGGGCATCATGGAGCATATAAATAATGAGGCTACCGTGGTGCCGGATTTCCCCACTCCGGTAACTATAACAACGTTATTATCCAGGATTTCTATAAAATCACTTGGAAATACTATTTTTCGGGGGTCGCCCACGCTTTTTCTTCTTGGGTTTAAGTAAATCCCTTATTTCTTCCAGAAGTTTTATTATCTCTGCAACTTGATAATCGTTCATTATGCCATCAGTGCCATACAGTCACACCCATGATGGAGGGGGGGGTTGCGTCTGTTATTTTTTACATAAAATGCTGGCTGTCCCTCTGGTTTTAAATCACCCTTATATGCAAAGTATCCACCCTTGCGAATTGTCACTCCGTCTAACATCTGACAATAGGGGCAACTTTTACCCTGTGTTCTCCACACTAGGGTAAATCCGCCGGCAAGAATCATCGCACCACCTAATCCATTTAAAAATTGTCTTGACTCTCTTTTCGCGATTTTATCTGGCCGCTTCTCATCCCATTCGTCTAGTCTTTGATTGATTACTGCTTCCAGGTCCGCAGGGTCTGTATCTCTTAAAAGTGCCTGCAATTGTCTAATTGAAGATGTAATATGTCGTTTGGTATATGTACCAAGATATGTATTTACAAATTGCTCTAATTCGGGAGTCATTGTAATTTCGGCACCTATTTCTCCCCTTATTTGTTCTTCTACTGCATCACGGTATGTTTTTAGTATGGGAAGAAAAGAGCGCTCGACATGGGAGGGTAAATCACCATAGAATTCATCTAACCATCCGTTAAATCCCTGTACGTTGCGCTGACCGAGGTGTTTTTTAACCGCTTTTTTACCGGCTATTACCTCGCGGCGTACTATTGTTTGACCTGCTTCTAGAAATAACCGCTGAAAGGAACCCACCAAACGATTCCTACCCTCAATAGCTCTGGCACTTCTCATCTCTAAGTTTCGGGGTTGTTCTTCCTGTTGCATCTGTTGGATGGGTTCCGGGGGATTGAGTGCGGTATCCAATGGGATGGTATTTAACTGCACAAAGTGCGTATCGCCACCATCTATGGGATTCATTTCCTCTAATTCGCGTACATCGTTAATCGAATACACCCCATACATGAGTCCGTGCTTGTAAGACTCCCATCTTTTCTCTATATCACCCCGTAAAAGTCCCGCCACAACGTGTTTAAAGTAATATTCTTCGTATTCTCTTTCGTATAGCAGTTGCAGGGTATATGCTTGCTCTAAACGGCATAACCACGGCGTTAGGGTATCCACCACATAGTCTATATTTGCCTCTTCTACGTTCTTCCAGGTCATCTTTTCCAGGTGGTGAATTTTATTCGGTTGGATATCAAACACCCTGCAGATATCTTCTATGGCAAATTGTCTAGATTGCAATACCTGATTCTTTTCGGCATCGGTGCCAAACTCTCTGAATTTCATACCTTCTTCGAGAATTGCCACCCTGTGTGCGTTATCTAACCCCTGATATGCTTCTTCAAATGATTCACGGAGTCTTTTTTGCGCCTCTTCGCTTAATTCCTCTGGATGTTCCAATACCGCGGAGGGGCGAGCTGCATTTCCGAAAAATTTACCCGCAAACTTCTCCAATCCAAGTGTTAAGCCTATACTTTGCTTGCAAGTTTTTAAAACATCTCTTCCAATCAATCCATCTCCCGATGGTCCGACAACATGGAGTATTTTTCTTGCCGGAAATACGATTTCCTTGCCGTTTTGAAGTCTATATACATAAAAAGAGGCACCACTTACCCGGGTAAAGGTCATCCGTGATGGATCTAGTGGCCACAGACTAATAACCCTGCCAGCTCCGTTTATATCTTTTTCACTATACGAATTTCCCCACATGAGCAGGTGGCGCATTATCGTTTCTCGATACTGCATCCCACTCATTATCTCGTTGGGGCGTATGTGCATTAAATTGTAAAGGGGATGATCTATTGCCTTTTCTCTACCCCTATCCATTCTTTTATATAAATGAAGGGGTAATGATGCTATGGATTGAGATATTTTGCGTACTGCAGCCCAAACGGAGGCACTTTCAAGTGCGCTATTTTCATCAACTTCATGTCCAGTATATGTATTTGAACCATAATCAAGTGCGTAAAGCTTGGGGTTTGTTATGTTTGAGGGATGTGCCCTGAATGCCTTACCTAATATTCCCACCTCTGGCTCCCTTAATACCAATAACTATAATAATCGCTCCCATTACAGAAAGAGATAGTCTGCAGTCGATTAACCAGAGCCCTATGCCCAACATAATTAGTCCTACAAGCCCAAATAAATCAAAAATATCAAAAGTTCTTAGGAACCAGCTTTTCATAGAACGGTTAATCCCTGGGATTCGTATTTAGATTTCTTTTCAAATGTTGCAAGTGCTCGACCCAGTGCCATGATCAATGTGATAATTCCATCTATACGTTTTTTTGTATTGGCTTTTACTGGACGGACGTTTTCGGAGGCGTCTATTTTTACCTCAAGATTATCCGCATTCCACCGTAAGACTTTATTTCCACCGTGTGCCAGTTTTTCTTCTACTATATGGGCATGGAGCTTTTTTGTCGGCTCACTCATACTCACATAGCCCTGGCGGTGTTCAACCATGTTTATGCCGTATTCATTGTCTAATTTTACGGCAGTTTCGGTAGCATTCCAGGGGTCATAGGCCACTTCGCGTAAATCATAAATTTTCGATGCGTTTACCACATCTTTTTGTATAAATTCGTAATCTATTATATTTCCGGGTGTAGTTTTTATTAATCCCGCCCGAACCCACATATCGTAGGGCACCCTATCTTCTTTTGCCCTTTCGTATAACGTAGCTTCGGGCATATAATAGGTTACGAGGTATTTCCACTTCTCATTTGGAGAAATGGGGGGAAAGACAAGTCCAAACGCACTCATATCTATCTTGGAACTTAAATCAATCCCCCCGTAACAGGGTCTTTTTAAAAGTTCACTAGATTTAACCTCATCCGCACATCGATCCCAGTGATCCATGGGGATATATCGGGTGATTTGGCTCACCCATTGATTGAGTCTGTAACGCCTGAAATTATTCTGTCTTGCTGGATTGTTTTTTACAGCATCGTAATGATCTTGAAGTTTATCTATTCCGAAGATGTAATCCATAGAGGGGTTGACTTTTCGCCACACTTCGGGATCTTCCCAATCATCATCCTGGTCCGCTGCGTAAATAATAGGTAAAAAAGTAGGATCGTCTATAACCCCCTCTTTTACTTGACGAGCGTATTCGTGAATCTCCCACCCGATTTGAGTATCATCAGCTATTCCTGCAGTAGTGGTAATAAAAATCATCTGCTGGGAACGTGCCGTATCAGTTCCCTCGGTTAGTACATCGTATAGTTCACGGTTTGGATGGGCGTGGGTTTCGTCTATGAGTACACCGGAGGGGTTGAGACCGTGTTTCGTGTAGGCATCTGCACTTAGGGCTGAATATATTCCACCTGTTTTGTGAATTACCATTCTTTTAACAGAGTGTAATACTTTGGTGCGTTCGTTCAATCTGCGGTTATTCTGTACCATTAGGGCTGCGATATTGAAAATAATACTCGCCTGCGCCCTATCTCCCGCTGC